GTCAGGCCTTCGGCTACATCACGCGTGGCAGGCTGAACCACGAGTGGGACAATAGTCTGCCGAGCTGCTCCCGTCTCGGTAGATTAAGAACGAAGTTGACATGACAGAGGCGGCGACTGTGTCCAACAACTCTGTCCCTAACACCGTGTTTGAAGCGGCGGAAGTTGACAGTAGGTCGGAAAGAGTATTCAAGTCACCACTCTCTATCGAGCGCTCGAGCGATAACTGCAGATCAACAGAAATGTGGTACAGCTCCTCGAAACAACAGCGCAGTCGCGTGGTCGGTCTAAAAGCTGGGACATTAAAATCGCTCGGGGGGGGGGTGTGATAACCATCATAGGTAAAACGAGCTTCGATGTCTTGTGGACAACGCGCCAGAGCAGCACGTGCCAAGACCGAGACAATGGGACAATTTGGAGTTTCGTAAAGCACGCTCAGGGATTTCGCCCGGAGCAAGCCCCACGAAACTTTTGTCCCACACCCGATCATGGTCGAAGACCATCCAAATTTGGCCAGAAAAGCGAAAGGATCACGAATGGTATTTACACCATCTGGCGACACGACTCCGCAAAAAGAAGCCAGACCTGGTTGAGACACATAGGACAACTTCAGGATGAAGCCGCGAGCGGCCCACTCTTCCGGTGTCCAAATGTGACGGTCTGGTATTGCGAATATCCCATCGTCTCCTTCCACAAATCCGTCCCAATCTTCCCATGAGATTCCACACAACCGGGCCATGGTGGCCCAGAGCACCAAGTTTGTGAACCCATTGCCTAAAGACGTGTTCATGTCACCGCTCATGCGACGTGCCGGCACTTTAACGCGCCAATAGGAAGTGGACAATAAATTGTCACCCCCAAGCACATCACATACTATGCGAGCATACTCCGGAAAGTTGCTCAACATACGACGGTAAAGCACGAACTCAATGTGGTCCATCACCTCAAACCGAAACTGCGACTCAAACGCAGAATAATCGGTAGAGACATACTTCGCACCAGCTGTAAACAGCTTGTCAATTACGCTAGGCCGCGACACGACCGGAACATGTTTGATAAAGTACTTGAGTCTATACACCTGTTGCTCTATCTGCTTGCAAGCAGGACCCCAAAATACCTTAAAATGGTCAACACGACTGTTGATCCACCTAGCATGCTTAACCGAGGGGTAGTCTTCCACCTTGATGAAAGATTTAACCTTGGCAAAGCGCTTCAAAATGTGCGGGTCAGGTTGTAGCGGATCTAAGGTCTCCGCTATTAATCGTAACTCACGTTTTCGAGCCTCGTTGTAAGACGAGCATTGTGATAGCCATTGGTCAACCGACTGAATGAATGTTAGAGGGGCAAATTCCTCAGGATAACGCTCAAATAGCTGATTGACTGTGGTCTCACATTCACGCAAGAAAGTGTCGTCTAGAGCCGGAAGGACACGACCAAGCCGTTTGACGAGACCCTGATATTGTGTATCAGGGCAATTGGCGTCAACACAGACAGGGGCATGGTTCGGAACACTTCCCCAGGGTAATTTTTGGAACATCACACGACTGGGTAGTGCATCGGTCCGCCTCACGCGGATCTCGACTTGAGGATCGAGATCCCCGACGTCGGGGAATTCCAATTCCCCGACACGTGCACCGACAACCATCGTACGGAGAACGCTTATTCCTCGGCCGGGCAGCGGGAGACTGCCCAGTCGGGGAAAAAACGTTCACCATAGACAACATCCAAGCCCCGCGCTACCAACGACGATGAATCCACCGTCGTGAGCCACTTGAACAAAGTCAATGTACCTTGGTTTAGGATCGGCGCAATATCGGCAGGACAATTGAGACGCCATGAACGGCGCAGATGATGGGGGGCATTAGCTATGGCAGTCGCCACCGCCGCCCCCAAAGACATGTCGACCAACCCGGTCGTCCAGTTGGGCAAATGAACGACCTTGATGACACGGACATTGATCACTATCCATATCATAGCGACGGCAGCAGATACAGAACCTGCACAGAACAAAATCTTGGGCCAATGAGCCAGCTCTTTAAGCACAAAAGACCAGTAGTGGGAAACCAGGACGTGAATTCCCTGGGTACAAAGTTCAATCATCGACGGACGTAACATTCCTGTCACATCAATTTGAGTCAATAAGTAAGCTTCTGCCCAAGGACGCCCCATCACCACTGCCAGCCTGTCCAACGCGTCTGCCCTATTGCGTAAGTGAGTCTTAACCGCAGACCAAAGCTCCACATGGATCAGGCCGAACCTGGAGCGTAGACCGCGCAATTGGCTGCACAGCGTGTGGTCACAATGATGCAGGTACGATGACAAACAATCATCGAGTTGGACGAATTGTGAAGCCGCCCCTCCCGAGATGTTCAAGAACCCCGCACGCAAAAATTCCCAACGACGCAATGCATCACCAGTTAACCGAGAGTCCACGTATCCATCCAGGTCCGTCATGACTCGAAGGAAGTCCTGGCCTGTCAACGTCGAGTCTTCCCCAATTTGAATGATTGAATCCAAACGGGTACGAAACTCGACGTGATTAGGTGCCACGGTC